AAAGTTTAGATATTTTGTATTTGGATTATTATCAAATGCATTATTAGGACCTTCACCTGCGCCTACAGCAATCTACATGAACAGTGCCACAGTTAATATTACTAGAGCAATACCAACTAGTAATAATAGTCCCGGCGGTGAAGGTCCTAATAATGCATTTGATAATAATCCAAATACAAAATATCTAAACTTTGATAAGAAGAATGCAGGTGTTACTGTTCAGTTAAATTCCGGTAGAATAGTGACAGGATTTACAGTTACCACAGCCAACGATTTTAGTGGACGTGATCCTACAAGTTATAAACTATACGGCAGTAATGATGGTTCGACTTGGACATTGATTAAGCAAGATTCTATCACATTAAGTGAAAATCGTTTTACTACTAGCTCAGTGATTAGCACAGGTAATACCACTGCTTACACATATTACTTTATGCTGTTTCCAACTACCAAAGCAGGTGATGGGTGCGGGCTGAATTGCGACAGTATGCAGATTGCGGAGATTACCTATTACTATGATGCCAACAGCACAACAACATCAACAGCATCTAGTAATACAATTGTTGATCCAGTGACCGCAGCTAACAACACATTATGCTGTGGAGGATCAGCAGCATCTTTCAATGCAAATACAACAAATACAGCCAAAGTTTTAACATTTACTAACAGAACAACTGCCGATAGTAAAGTTAATATTGAACAACTTGGAACACAGAATGAAGTTATCGTCAATCAATCTGGTACACGAAATAATTATGTTAATTACTATGGCAACGGCCTAAGCAACGATGTTAACATCACACAAACTGGTAATGCCACGACACAGGTAAACTATGTTGACTTGAGAGTTGTGGGCAATTTTAACTCAGTAGATCTACAACAGACCAGTACTGGTGGCAGCAAAGGAATATTTGCCGATGTCGGTAGCAATAACAACAGTTTACTAGTGCAACAAAAAGACAGTGGTAGTCACTATGCTGAAGTCACACTGAGCGGCGGTAATAAAAATGTAGATATACTACAACAAGGTAGTGCAGGCCATATGGCCAAAGTTAATCTAAGCGGCACGCCTACTGATCTGAGCTTAACACAAAGTGGCAGTACTCAAAACTACTATTCAATCACGCATAACTGTACCACTGCCGGCGGATGTGCTAAAATTACTGTGACACAGGGACAATAAACAGCATAAATATTTCATGCTGAAAAAAATCCTCCTAAGTCCTTGGACTGCCCTATTAACATTGGCACTTATTGTAAGTATAAGAATCGCCGATCCTGTCTTTGTAGAAAGTGTAAGACTACGCTACTTTGACACACTAATTACACAAAAAGCTCCAACTGCCAACAACATCTATACAGTAAACATAGATGAAGCAGCCTTAGACAAATATGGCCAATGGCCACTACCCAGGGCAGAGTATGCAAAAATTATTAAAGATTTGTATGATCGTGGTGCTGGCCTTGTTGTGCTCAATGTTATCATGGCTGAGCCTGATCGCACTGGTGGCGATGCTGTTCTCGCAAATGCCCTAAAACAATATCCAGTTGTAATGGGCAGCGTGCCATCGCAAAAAACCAAGAACTCTCCTCGCAATCCTGGCTCAGCAGTGTTAGGTCCAGAGCACTTAGGTCAAATTATACAGTATCCTGGATTAATTGCTAATGTACCGCAGCTAGAAAACGCAGCAGCAGGTATTGGTATTGTTAGCACACTACCAGAAGTAGATGGTGTTAATCGTAGACTTCCCCTAGTTGTATCTGTTGATGGCAAACTGTATCCCAGTATGTCTATGGAAGCACTTCGTGTGGCCGCTGGCGACTCAACATTTCAAGTCAAGCTCAACGAGCTTGGTGTTGAGAAAATGCGTATACCCAAGTTTGGTCCTATTACAACAGATGCATTAGGTCGTGTGTGGATCGATTGGAGTCAAGAAAACCAGCAGGCGAGTCTATTAGACTTGCCCAAAAACTTTAATGGTGCTATCGTGATTGTGGGTCCAACCGCAGCTGGCATTGCCAATCCTTTGCCTACAGCCAAAGGTGCAGTGTGGCCACAAGATGTGCAAGCGGCAGTAATGGCAACTATGATCAACGGAGTAGTGATTCAACGTCCTGACTATGCCGACGGAGTTGAAATACTAGCATTACTAGCATTCGGCATATTATTAATTTTCTTGTCGAGGTGGACTTATGTTGGCATTGGTGCTACTGTGGTTATTGTTGGTGCCGTCGTTCCTGGTACTATCTACGCTTTCAATAATTGGCTCATCCTATCAGACGCGACTGCGCTCGCGGCTGGGCTTGTTATCGTTGCTCTTCATACTTACGGCGTTAAGTTTGTAAGCGAGTTCTTACAAAAGCAGGCCATAAAGAAACAATTTGCTGGTTACTGCTCGCCTGAAGTAGTTAGACTGTTACAAGAGAATCCGGATCTAATCAAGAAGGGCATTAAGAAAGACGTAAGTGTTATGTTTAGCGACCTACGTGGTTTTACACCTATCGGCGAATATTTTGACAAACCAGGCAATGGTGGTCCTGAAGGTCTAGCCAAGTATATGAACGGATACATGGATGCTATCACTATTCCTATCATTGATGCCAACGGCATGGTTCTCAAGTATGTAGGTGATGCTAGCATGCACATACACGGTGCTCCGTTGGATGATGATCGACACGCACACACTATTGTTAAGGTAGGACTCGAGATGCTAGATCGTGTAGACGAGTATACCAAGATCATGGAAGCAAAAGGTTTACCTCCTGCTGCCATGGGTTGGGGTTGTAATACTGGAGATGGTTACATTGGTGAGATGGGTTCGACTGCGAGACACGGCTATGACATTTTAGGTGATATGGTTTCAACAGCCGCACGTTTAGAAGCACGTTGTAAGGCTTATGGTGTGTTGTGTATTATTGGTGCTGAAACATATAACCGCACCAAAGACGATTTCTTCTACCTGCTGTTAGACAACTTACAGCCCAAAGGCAAAACTGTAGCAGACTTGATCTATACAGTATTACGCACACGTGGTGCAGACTACAGCAAAGACAAAGAGCAACATGAAGCAATGCATGCCTTGTATAAATCTAAGAAGTTTGACGAAGCTGCCGCTATGTGTAAAAAGCTAAAGGGCAACTTCGGTGGACAGATGGACAAATACTACAAGATTTGGATCGAACGTTGTGACTTTATGAAGCAACAAGATCTAGGCGACCATTGGAACGGTGAGTTTATAGCTCACGAAAAATAACTTTACAATTTTATTTGTAAAGTATATAATAAGCAAATGCGCAGAGTCTTTTCTCTTTGGGTAATTCTTACCTTATCATATTATGGGCCGGCAATCGCCTCCAATACTAAACCTGTGCCTATTACCGCAACTAGCTGGCTAGTAACAGACGGAACTGGTAAAACAATACAAGGTGAAAATACCGATCAACTAAAAAGTATTGCTAGTATAACTAAACTGGTTACTGTTATGGTTGTATTAGATACCAATCAAGACTTAACTGAAAATCTTAAACCTTATACAAGAGGGGAAATGATTCAACTGGCATTAGTGAAATCCGATAACAAATCGAGTCTAGATTTATGTAAACATTACCCGGGAGGCTCAGCTGCTTGTGTTCGAGCAATGAACGAAAAAGTAAGATCACTAGGATTGACAAAAACACGATTTGTCGAAGCTAGCGGACTTAGTGTAATGAATGTTAGTACTGCTGAAGAATTAGTTAAGATTGTTATCGAAGCTGCAAAATATCCAGAAATAATACTGGCTTCACGCACTAGTAATATTAAAATAAAAATTAAAAAGAAATGGCTGGTGTTTCGAAACACCAATCCTATCATAGGCAAGCGTCACGATTTTGTAGTCAGTAAAACTGGGTTTATTAATGCATCGGGCGGTTGCATAGTTTTGATGATGGACACTGACGTTGGAAGAAAGATTGTTGTAGTTTTGGGTAGTAAAAACACGCATACCCGTATTCCAGAAGCGGAATTTATTTCTACAATTAATTAACGAACAAGTATAGCAAAACTAAAGGCAAATGCTGGTATTGCTAGTGCTGAAAAACTTATAAAAATTAAGGCCCTATCTATTAAATCTGCTTTGGCTTTTATCCTAGCGTTTGTCAAGTCTGCTTGTAACTTAGCACGTTCTTTATACATACGCACACGTTCGGCCATCATCTGATCCCACACATCACTGTTCCCAGAGTATATCAATAATTCTTTCAGTTGTTTCTCAGCATCACGCAGGGCTTTGCTTTGCATGGCAATCTGTATAGACATTGATCTAATCTGACCGTCAGTGAGAATACTTTTGCTGTTTTGTGCTGCCACATTAGCACCATGAATTGTGTCACTGTTTTCAAAGAACTTGGCAAACTGTCCGTAGAGGCTGTTGACATCTTTGCCTAGAGCAATGGCTTTTTTGATATAGCCCACTGACTGCTGTGCGGCTGTAAAAGCAATACCAAGTGTGATGGGATCAATCATGCTTTCTTAGGCGCCTTATCTTTAGGTGGAGGCTTAGACCATTCTACGCATACAACTCGACGATTATAAACATCGCCTGACCATGTCCATTTAACACACCGAGGCTCGTTTGATAACATGCCTGCTAGTAATAACGAGGCAACTGCATTTATCATAATCGCTCCTCCTACTAAAATACTTTAAGAGCTGCCTCCTGCCGCCTCTTTTTTATCTGATGGATCAATTTTTGGCTTAGCATTGATCTTATCTGCCTCATCCATTGCATCGTGAAACTTCTTGTTGGCCTGTGCTTCTACCAGTGCTGTTTCCATAACGCGATCGCTTTCAATCATCTTGCCACGTAGATGTAAAACTGTATTGACCTTTTGATTGAGTCTGATTAAATCGTTGTCCAACATACGGATACGATCAATAAGGGCAATAAGAACAGTATTAGCGTCTGAGATAACAGGTTTAACTTCTTTGGTGGCCCATTCCCAAACATATTTGATAATGAACCCCATGCCAACTGCCATGACAATGGGAAAACCATATTTGTTGACTAACTCTACTACATCCATATATTACTCCTTCCAGAATCCCCAGGGATCGTGTATTTTCTTTTCTTGAACTTTAGGTTTATGATAATACCAAACTGCTACAGATACTAATACTAAAACCTCTAGCATCCAAAATACTAGAAATGCTTCAAACAACATAGTTCGCTCCTATTTGTTGATTGATACTTAAAACGCTAAACCTAAAATTAATCCTATACTAAGCCCAAGCAGTCCTGCTTTCCACATGTCCCTATCGTGCCATACTGGTTGGCTTTTTAAATAAGTTTTAGTATGCTCAGGTAAACTGTCATACCATGTTTGGAATTTACTCATCACTATTCACCTTATACCCTCTTACAAACTGTTCTACTGGATCTAATTTAACTAACATAGCTTGTCCGTCAACATTGACTATTTTAAAACAGTCGCCGTGTCGCCATCCTAGTTTGTCTATATTCAACTCAGGGTCAAACTTAATCCTATTAGGCTCTAAGTCCCACGTGTAGTCAATGTATTGCATTAATCACGTCTCGCATCGTTTTTGCCGTCTGCTCGTGCAATACGGTCTACGTCAGGACGTAGTCCTAGTGCGTTTGAAACAATGGTGTCGATACGGACAACATCGTGATTCATGGTTTTTACACGATTGTCTAGGGCTGTGATAATGCCCGCCATACCTTTGATAGAGCCTAATACGCCCTGTAGCAATAGTTTAATGGTTAAGTATACAAAATACCCACCTGCTAGTGCTGCGGCTACTGGCATGCCCAGATCGCCTATAATCTTGAAAATATCGCCCATTGTTTCGCTCCCGGGTTGTGTAATATGAGTATTTAACCAATTGACAGATTTTTAAAGTGATGCTATAATATGTGTATATTTCTAATAAAGGCAAAAATGCGTATACAGATTGTATCCGATCTACATCTCGAATTTGCAGACATTTTGATCAAGAATGAAAACAACGCCGATGTGTTGATTCTTTCTGGTGATATCATGGTAGCGTCAAAAGTCAATAAGCTGGAAAGCGAATACGGCATTCGGTTCCGTGACTTTCTACAACGATGCAGTTTCCAGTTTCCTCATGTGATTTATATTGCAGGTAATCACGAATTCTACATTGACGGTAAATTCTTTCAAGGCATCGATGAACTTCGGACAGCTTGTGCGCAGTTTGATAACGTGTATTTCTTAGAGCGTGATACCAAAATTATTGACGACGTAGTTTTTGTAGGTGGCACACTTTGGACTGACATGAATAAGTTTGATCCTCTAACGCTACATGCTGTTAGAGATATGATGATGGACTATCGAGCAACTGTAAATGATCAGGCAGGGTATCGTAAATTGAAACCTGCTGACACTGTAGAACGGCATAGACAAACCGTTGACTATATCAAACAGATTGTTGCAGAACACAAAGATAAGAAGTGTGTGGTTGTTGGACATCATAGTCCCAGCTTTCAAAGTGTTCACGAACAATACAAGTCAGAATATATCATGAACGGTGCGTATCACAGCGATCTAACAAATATAATGTTAGACAATCCGCAGATCAAATTGTGGACGCACGGACATACTCATCATCCATTTGATTATGTCATAGGCGAATGCCGTGTTATCTGTAACCCCCGTGGATATGATAACTACGAAGATACTGGATGGGATCCGACGAAAGTTGTTGAAGTATGAAAAAAATCTATTACGAAAAACGTGGGCGCAGGTATGTGCCTGTGGCAGAATACGACAACGATCTGCTAGACAGTTTTCCCAAAGGCAATCATTTGGTTATGAGTTATCCCGGCGGCACCTCACGTAGATTTAACATTGACCCTGCATATGCGGCTATGATTGCGGCAGGTCGTGTGGCAGAAGATGCTATCTCTAATAAAATAAGAGAAGCTACAGATCTACGTCCTATGAATCGTGAAATAGACGAACAAACTCAAAAACGTTGGCAGGAAGTTATCAAAGTTCTACCCGATGACATGCGCTTTATGTTTACTCATGGTAGTGCTAGAGATGCTGCAGAAGCTGGAGTAAAGGCCATGCAAGCAGAAGCTGACAAATTAATGAAGCATGAAAGTGTTCGTAAAGCCTACGATCATTTTATGTTGATGTGCAAATTAACCAAACAAGATCTTGACAATTAAACGGATGTGTGCTATACTATAGCATCTTAATGAAAGGATTATTATGATCACGCTTAAAGAATGGATGGAACTGGTAGACTATCGCATCACTGAAGGCAGTAACTACTGCTGGAAGTGTTATGGTGACAATGCCTACACACTAGACTCGTGGAATGGTGACCATGAAGGTCATAGTTTCAGCATTGTCTTTGACACCAAGACACAGACTGTCTACGAAGTGCAGGCACACGACTATGTTCACAATCGTGCATATCGTTTGATCAATCCGGAATTTAAATCTGCCCACGATCGCGAATCAAAAGATCGGGGTGTGTTAGAAAATCAGGCTTGGGACGATGTTAACTACGTCGATTTGGATGTAGACGATGATTTCTTCCAGAAAGGGCTAGCGATTCGAGAAGGTGAAGACTACGACACTCGTGTGCAAATTGAAGTGAACTTCGATGATGCAGAATTGTTGGAGTATATGAAGATTGCACACGATCGTGATATCACATTCAACGAGCTTGTAGAGATCGCACTACAGGAAGCAATTGATCAACACCGTATGTTGAACGATATTCCGTTTTCCGTAGAAAAGAAAAAGAAGAAGAAAAAGAAAGATAGATAATGACTACAGAGTCGCAGAAGTTCATGCAAGATCTAAAGACTGGTGTTCGACATGTTGTAATCAACGACTGCTATGGCGGATTCGGCCTTAGTGATCTTGCTCGTGAACAATACAAGCAGTTGGCCGGTATTACAGATCCAGGTTGGTATGATCGTGATGTGGCTAGAGACGATCCCTATCTGGTCAAGGTAGTCAAAGAACTCGGTTCTGCTGCTAGCGGCGGACATGCCAAACTCAAGATAGTAGAAATACCCGGCGATGTGTTGTGGCACATTGGTGAGTATGACGGAGTAGAATGGGTGGCTGAAGATCACCGTACTTGGAAATGAGCAAACCTGTAGTCACACTCGGTGAGATTCTAACTACCCGAGTTAGAACAGTTTATCCCTATCGTGTGAACTTTGATAATATCACACGTAATCAAATTGAAGAAATGGCCACATGGTGTATCAACAACTGCAAAGACCTATGGCGTGAAGAACATTATCATGCATTGTATTTTCAGTTCACAGATGACTACGATGCCATGATGTTTATGTTGAAATTTGGTGGTAGGGGTAACGTATGAAAAATCTAGAACAGGAAATCTTAGATGAACTTGGCACGAAGATGCAAAGTGAAATAGATCGAGAAATACTCTGGGGTATGCTTGTAGGCATGGGATGGCGCAGAGTCATGTTAGATAGATTAACAGACAACAATCATGCCGTCGATATCACATATTGGTTAGAAGCAAATTGTAAAAATCCCTTTGAACGCAACGGCGCAGACTTTATCTTTGAATCTGAGGTAGATGCTGTGAATTTTACTCTAAGATGGCAGTAACAAAAATCAAAGGTTATCAATTTGAACCTGCTCGCGGTTACATGGGTCCTAGCCCCAAAGGACACGCATATAGATATATGACGATCAACGATCGAGTAGAAGAAGTTCGAGAGGTAGTGGTACATGAGTTTACCATGGGGGATGTAGACGATCCCGATCTATATGCTGCAGAACCACTTTGGCAATGGCAACAAAGTGAAGAAGGCCAATGGATCATGACTCACGCAGTAGAAACTCCCTGTTGGTATAGAATTCCAGATCAAATGCAGTATGGCTATCGATTCGAGGTGCGAGCCAAACTGTCAGGTGCTAGACTCACCGAATACATGTTGAGGCACGGCAAGTGATAGACCCAAATCCAACTCCTACCATTCTAAGAGCTCAGAGAGCAGAAGAGCATCTCAAGGTTGATCAAAGATTGATGCAGTTATTGGACACCTATCATGCTATCGTACTCAAAGACGATGACTTTTCAGAGAAACTTACATGGTGTCTTGAAAACTGTCAAAGCAAGTTTCGTGATCTCAGCGATCCAAATGGGCGAGCATGGTATTTTCAAAACGAACAAGATGCCACTATGTTTGCCATGAAGTGGGCTTGACATCTACGCTAAATGATGTTATACTATGTTATGTAAAACCTAGGAGCCACTGAGATGAGACAAGAACTAGACGCACTGTTGTGCGAGAAGTATTCAAAGATAATGGTCAACCGCCACGGAGCAGTGACTGAGACTTGTATGTGTTGGGGCTTTGAATGCGGTGACGGTTGGTATAATATTCTTAATCAACTTATGGGCAATATTCAGCATCACATCGATTGGCGAAAGACAAAGGGTGAAGATGTTCCGCAAGTAACCTTAGATCAAGTTAAAGAAAAGTTTGGCACATTGCGATTCTACTATACAGGCGGCGACGAACACATCCGTGGCATGGTGCGTATGGCCGAAAGCATGAGCGGTGTCACTTGTGAAGAATGTGGTAATCCTGGCGAGCGCCGAGGGAGCGGCTGGATTTATACTGCCTGTGATGCACACACCAAACCCGAACACCTAGATAGCAATAAGGAAGAACATGTATAAAACAATTTATACCAGTGTTGAAGTCGATGTTGATCTCTCAGAATTTGACACTGAAGATCTTGTTGAAGAACTAGAAAGCCGTGGTGCGGGAGTCGAATCTGAGTTCGGTGATGGCAAAGAAATTCTGCGGGTAATCTATGAAAAGCGTAGATTGGGACAAGATTATCAAACGGAATTAGATCAACTTATCTGGATGGGATTAGGTAAAGTTGTATGAGCAAAAAAAAACACAAAGAGTATCAATGGATTGATGGCGAAACTGCCGATCGAATTACCAGTCTTAATCTCAAAGACTATCGTGCTTATTTGAAAAAAGAATTAGCTGAATGGAAGAAGAATCCCAAGACAGAAGATAATCCAGATGGTTATTGGTTGCATCCAGAAGATGTCACAGGTAATATACGCAGGATTGAAGCTCTCAATCTAATCATCAACGACTTTATTGAAACATCGGACGAAATAAAATGAAAATGGGATTTAGCCTAGGACGTTGCGTCCGTGATATTGTTAAGGGATCGGTTGACATCGACGATGTGGCATTTATCATTGCTGCCACTTCTATACATGATGAACCGCAGTTGGCCAACGTCATCGAACAATACATGCATCGCAATGACGATTATCTTTACGGTCTTGACGAGAGCAAGTGTCAAGCAGTGGCTCTAGAACTGTGGAGCACAAATAAAATACTACAGCCTCGTAGACAAGGACTGCATCGTCATCGCCAACCTGAAAACTCAGTGTGGGTAGACATGTTTCCTACAGAGCTCAGTGAAAATCATTCAGTCAAGTCTGCCTGGGATGCCTACAGATTTATGCTACATATGGTAGAGAATGTCGATAATGAAGCCGTAGAGGTTTTTAAACAATAGGAGAGCGTATGATTAAACAAGGATCTAAATGGGTGAGTAACGGGGATCATATATTTCGAGTGATTCATGTAATCGAAATTGAAGATCACACTTGGGTTCATTATATCAAAGAAAATGCACCCGAAGATAACAATCGTGAATACAGTTGTTACGAGGAAAGTTTTTTGAGCAGATTTAGATCATTGCCGGAATGATTAATTTTAATTTCAATATCCGATTACCTGGAGTAAATCGATTTCGTAATATTCGATGTTGGGTCGGATCATTGCCAATGCCTTTCAAGTTCTGGGAACTGCAGGTATACTTCAGTGCAGACGTTGTTGATATTGCCGTTGATATTACCACAAGACAAAGCCATAGCGGTATGCGACTGTGTCTAGGACTGCTTGGAATCAATGTGGATTTTAACATCTACGATTCAAGACACTGGAGCGAAGGTAAATGGCACTCTCAGACCTAGACACACTACTGCTGGTATTTGTAGTTCTGCAGATCAAACATTTTCTAGCAGACTTTGTCTTGCAGACTCCCCGCATGATTCATGAAAAAGGCATCTACGGTGCCAGGCATGGCATATATCACAGTCTTTGGCACAGTGCTGGTACACTATTGGCATTTGTATGGTTGCACCCAATCATCGGGCTGGTAGCTGCATTTTTTGATTTTCTACTGCACTATCACATAGATTGGGCCAAAACCAAGATCAATGCTCACGCCAAGCTGACACCACAAGATCGTGCTTTTTGGGTATGGTTTGGTGCTGATCAATTGGCACACCAACTCACCTATATCATGCTGATTTGGTGGATATTCTTTGGTTTGTGATTGTAATTAAAGTATAATATTATAAAGCATAAGTAAGAGTATATCATGGAGCAAAAAGTGAGAAAACTGGAAGATTTTAATGCCGAGGATCGGATTGATCTCAAACTGTTGGAAAACAACACATATTTCCTCAACGGCGAAATTGATGAAGACAGTATTGGTCCTGCAGTAAAGTGGCTGATCTGCGAAAATCTCGATGTCAGCAAAGAGAAAATCCTTACTTTGTATATCAACTCTACAGGCGGTGATCTCTACCAGGCCTTTGGGCTGATAGATATCATGAGAGCCAGCCCTCATATTGTACGTTGTGTTGGCATAGGCTCAGTGATGAGTGCTGCTTTTTTAATTTTTGCTGCCGCAGATCAAGGACAAAGATATGCTGCCAAAAACACCAGTTTCATGTGTCACCAATTTTCCGAAAACATGGAAAACAAATATCATGATCTGAAAGCCACCATGAAGGAAAATGATATCTGCAATGATAAGATGATCAATATTCTTAAAGAAGCCACTGGGCTTGCTCCATCGGTGATCAAGAAAAAATTACTGCCACCATCAGATGTCTATCTCACAGCACAGGAAGTGTTGGACCTAGGCATAGCTGATCATATTTTAGAATAAGGACGATATGAAAACAGATTCCAAAGTAGTTGTATTGGGTGGAAAACTAGAAGCTGAGGCCAAACGCAAACAGGACCTCCTTGATGTCATCGACGCCATGCGGTTGATGGTTCAGAGTGGAGAGATTGCAGAGTTTGTAGCAGCCAGCATAGACGAAGATGGTATCACACAGATACATGTGTGTGCCTTGGACCTACCTGGCAGTATAGGCCTGTTTGAGATTGGCAAGCACCTGTTGATCTCAAGTGAGACTGGCATCTCTGACACAGAATAAACTGTGGCAAAAAAGCCACATAAAGTGGCTATATTTCTATTGACATATAAATAAAAAGACATTACAATACATACAGTTGGTTAGGAAGGCGTCAAAATTTATTTTGCCAAATGTGCAAATAGAGGTTGACAGCAAGACTAAATAACTGTATAATTAATACATAGACAGCAGAAATGCTGTCGTGTAAATCAAGGAACAAAGAGAAAGAACATGAAACTCAGATCATCTTTTAGTCATTTTAATTCAATACCCAAACAGGTAGGCGTAATGGCCTCTTGCTGGTTATCGATTAATAGTCTATCATATGATCGCACACCAGAGCTAGAGCCGGGGTCCGTGGAGATGTTAGTGTAAACATAAAATACACTTAAACTTCAAAGGACCCCAGGATTAAACACCCTGGGGTTTTTGTTTTTATAAAGGAAAAAATGGAACAGATAGATTACGAAAAATTAAACGAACGAATCGTTGAACAGGCTTATGAAACTGCTTTTGGAGAAATGACTCAAGAGCAGCTTCAGAAACTTATTCAAGATAAGTTTGAAAGAGCTAGGATTTATCGCGAAGCATTGGCTCAAGCGCCAATGTATAGTGTAAACTAATAGCAAAAGTGTTAAGGGAAACGAGGTCCCAGTCTGCACTTTAAACATGGACGAACGGGCGGCGACTAGGATGGAATCCCTTGTGTGGGAGGAAAAATTAGTTCGTATTAAAGAGCATAGAACTGGCCTGGACTGAGATGTCGCAGACTGTGCTCTTTAATACACACATTCGCAAGAGTGTGTTTTGGAGATGTAGGAAAATTGGTATCCCCAGTGGACTGTAAATCCGCCGCTTCGGCACTGTTGGTTCGACTCCAGCCGTCTCCACCAAATTTGGTCTGTTCGTATAGAGGTTATTACTGCGGATTGTCTATCCGCTTACGGGGGTTCGATTCCCCCACAGACCGCCAATTTTATTCCGAGAAACCCGAGCAAGGTGCATGGGCGTGACTGTTAATCACTGGTTAGAAGAGTTCGATCCTCTTACTCGGAGCCAATAATGTATCTCTAATGTAATGGCAGCATCACAGTCTCCAAAACTGTTCGTCGGGGTTCGAGTCCCTGGAGGTACGCCAAGTTTTATGGACCGTTCGTCTATCGGTTAGGACACTAGGTTTTCATCCTGGTAAGAGGGGTTCGACTCCCCTACGGTCTTCCATATATGCGGGATTAGTTTAATGGTCAAACGAAACCTTGCCAAGGTTTAGTTAGGAGTTCGATTCTCCTATCCCGCTCCAGTATTAGAGTGTTGAATGATATGTTAGTCTAGTTTGAGAACAGTTCTGAAATTTGTGCATTTCACTGTAGTCACAGTCTATAACAGAACCGATAGCAAATTCATATGGTATGTTTTTTAACCCGTAGTGATCTGCCCAGGCTTGGAACTTGTCGCTGGAATATATTTTTTGTCTATTATCGTTGGTATCAATAATGAGATTACCGTGCGAACCTTCTCGTCCTGTGCAGTCTTCGTTGGTAGGATCATCGTTCTCTAGAAAATTTTGTAGATAGCTTTTACCAGTGATAGAGTTATCTAATAATACCAATGGTTGATTGCATTCAAGATATTGCAGATATTTGTAATTTTCTTGTTGTTCATCATGAGAAAATTGGCACCAGGTGTCGTGATTAGCTATATTATTCTGTGATATAATAATTATAGAATTCAACGGCAGAGTATCTAATATTTTTCTGTTCTCCGGGTCTGTAAAACTTTCGAGAAAATGCACTGATGCATTGATCTGTTCAATGCAGTTTTTAAAATGTTGACGATTTTCTACCGTAGTGTAAAAATTACTGTCAATGGGATTTGGCTTATGAATACGTTTATCATTGAATTTATGATCCCATATAGCATTTGTGGTAAAAAATCTGTGCAGTAGATTAAGTCGACTTTGTTGATAATCAAACATCGCTGGCAATTCTATATTTGAAATGTATCCCAGATCTTTGAGATTGTTAAGACTCCGATGTATTTTTTCCCATTCTTCAGCAATCTGGTTTTCATATCGATTTTTACGTTTCTTAAAATAGTTTATGTGATTATAATTATCATTGAAATTTATTGGAACTGATTTATTGTTATTTTTAAGTGAATAAAAAGAAAACCACTTGCGAGCTGCAGAATTATCAAACAATTTGATAGTCAAGCAACTGTCGTGAGAAAATTGTAATTTTATAAGCATTCGATATTTATTCTATATAGCGGTGCCAGAGAGGCCTAATGGCGCAGTCTGCAAAACTGTTGTTCGTGGGTTCGAATCCCACCCGCTATTCCAAACAACGCCCCGGTAGACAAATTGGCAAAGTCGTCTCTCTCAAAAAGAGAAATTTAAATGCGGGTTCAACTCCCGCCCGGGGTACCAATTATGGAAGTATGGCTGAGCATGGTTTAAGGCAGCAGTCTTGAAAACTGAAGTTCCGAAAGGGGCCGTGGGTTCGAATCCTACTACTTCCGCCAAATTGCCCGGATAGTTAAATGGTATAACGGTCGCTTGATAAGCGATTATTACAAGTTCGATTCTTGTTCTGGGCACCACTTATAAGGAGAAAACAAAATGGGGCGGTTGCAGTTTTACTCATGCTGGTAGTATTGATATATTTTATCGACAAAAATTTAAAATAGGAGATCCTGTTATGGACAGTGACAAATGTCATAAACAGTTGGGGGTATAACTTAATGGTAAAGTAACTGGCTTTTAACCAGTAAATCAGAGTTCGATTCTCTGTGCCCCTACCATATAAAAACATACTTGATTCTAGACGTAGTCTAGATAGTAAGGACAGAACACCATCCGTTCAATGAGAAAGTTCCAAGTGTGTTTCTATATGGTAATATAGCATAGTGGCTAATGCAGTTGCTTCATACGCAGCCTATCGTTGGTTCGAGTCCAACTATTACCACCAAATTGTTGGGGGTTAGTTAAATGGTATAACTACGGATTTTGATTCCGTCATTAAAGGTTCGATTCCTTTACCCTCTGCCAATCAATCGGTCCGTAGCTCAGTGGAAGAGTTCTGGTCTTCGAAACCAGCTGTCGGGAGTTCGAATCTCTCCGGACCGGCCAAACAATGGTGTTAGTAGTGTAATGGCTGCACGGCTGTCTGTGAAACAGTAAGGCAGGGTTCGATTCCCGCTTTCACCCCAAACATGGCTTTACTCGTTTAACATAGTTGATGCTGTAAAGTTTTTCTTTTGCCTCTGTAGTTTAATGGTAAAACGGCGGATTTATATCCCGTAAGCAACAGATAATTGGTTCATCTGGGTTCGACTCCCGGCGGAGGCACCAATGCTACTTTAGCTGATGTGGTCATAGCGGCGGTCTGAAGAACCGTTGAACTAGGTTCGATTCCTAGAGGTAGCACCAATATAAATGCGAGAGTGGTGGAATGGTATACACAGCAGACTTAAAATCTGCCGCCGCAAGGCATACGGGTTCGAGTCCCGTTTCTCGCACCATACCGCTTTAGTATAATGGATAATACAAAGAGCTTCTACCTCTTGAATATGGGTTCGATTCCTGTAGGCGGTGCCAGATAAAGGTTGACAGTATGCAACAACGATGTTACAATATAACATACTGAGAAATTAGTTAAACGTTCATTAAAAATTAAATGTAAATTTTTTGCCCTGGTGGTGGAATTGGTAGACACGCTGGTCTTAGAAGCCAGTGCGCAAGCGTGACGGTTCGAGTCCGTCCTAGGGCACCATTAAAAAATAGCATTAGCGGGTATCGTTTGTGGACGCACAATCTCATGAGGAATAGGGCCATCTTACTCCTCTGACATAACCGTGGACAATGGCTTATGAGGAGAATCGAACTCCACTCAGAAATTTGTCTCATCCTATAAGGTGTAATGTTATTTTTTAATGGTCAGGGTCGTTAGCTCAGTTGGTAGAGCGTCTGCCTTACACGCAGAATGTCGGCAGTTCGAGACTGTCACGACCCACCAAGTAATACGGAGCATTGGCCGACCGGTTAAGGCAACAGATTGCTAATCTGTCATTCAGCAATGGGTGAGTAGGTTCGATTCCTACATGCTCCGCCAGAACGTTCCGGGTGTCTCCGGATAGTGTGACCCACACGATGAGAAGTAGCGTGACAGCTACGGGTGGTAGTCTTCGAACCGAAAGGCCGCTAGCAATGCGAGAACGGTCCCTGTCGGGGAGCGGGTGGAGGTCGTGTGTGATGGTATTGGGGGTTCCCGGTGCCTGATGCGATATAATTACCGCCGGGGGATGCAGAGCAACCAGATTTTAAAAAAGGAAAAATGATGAAACCAGGTCCAAATTATAGAATGAGTTCAATGACTAAAGCAAGTCTAGCACTGAGTGGAGTTTTAGATCCGCACAAGCGAGGTGCATGGAAACGTGCAATGATCGATGCTGAGCTATGTGCAGCTGTTCAGCCCAAGAGAGAAAAGAGACCTGCTGGTCCAGGTGGATACACTAAGAATCCCACTGGCACAGCATCAACTAGGGATTAATCGGGGGATTGGTATAGCTGGGAACACGGTAGCTTTGCAAGCTTCAGTCGGGAGTTCGATCCTCCCATCCTCCACCAAGATAAGTAGTAGTAGGCCCTTTTAGTTAAATGGTATAACAGTTGATTTGTAATCATCAATTGGCAGTTCGATTCTGTCAAGGGGCACCAAAACATGTTGACACACACTTAAAAGAATGTTATAATAGTTTTGTTGGAACAGAAATGTTTCAACCGGTGAAGTGAAGGGTAGACGAGAATAGACACAAAGGCGTGAGCTTCATGCTTACTCCAAACTTACAATCCAACTTGAAATTGGAACGTGTTTATGTGATCCGATTCCTAATAGAATGTCATTTGTTAATCGGAAATATATAGACCTCTGTGTATTGTATATTGCACATTGTCAACGAAGAATACAAATCTTCATTGTCTATTGTCCGGTCTATTACTTGACCTTTCATGGACCCGTCATTGTTGTTTGAAAAAGGAAGAAAAATGAATATCACACTGAGAAAAGCAAATGCTGTGCAGAACAGCATCAATGATACCATCAAAAGTATCAAAGTAGATTTCACTATTGAACTCAATGAGTTTCAAGACGTAGAAGCTGCTATCACCAAGGCCAATTCTGAATTGGTTACCAACGATGGTCGCAGACAAAAGTTAACCATGGCTATGTACAACATCCGTGCATTGATTGGAACAGCCAACGCAGCCAGTGGTATTAACACAGCATTAGCCAAGGCAGCGTTCATTGACAAGCGCATCGGTCAGCTAGAAGAACTGGCTAAAGCCACAGAGATTACTTCTTTGGAAGTGATTAAAGGCAAGCTGGAAAAGATCAAGAACGACAAGGGCGAAAACACTCGTCGCAGTCTTTACGGCTATAGTGATACTGTGAGCACCAGCGTTCTCAGCAAAGAACAAATTGCACAGGCCAAAGCAGAAGTGCTTAACCTAAAGAAGCAAAAACAACAGCTCAACGATGAAGTGCTTGAGTTGAACATCCGCACAGAGATTCCTCTGGCAGACGATGTAGTAGCAACACTACAGGCAGAAGGCTTGATCTAACAGACCCCGGTTTGATTGTTTCCGTTAGTAAACAATCCGTCCCTGTAACGATAGACCAGGGGGTACACTAGGACCTGACCTTACAGCCCCTGTTGGGGGATACTGAAAACTACCTAGGGGCGGGAACGAAACCCGTCCAGATGAAAAAATTAGTGGACAGAGTAACAGCTCAGTCTAGGGCCTATGTGGTGTAGGTAGCTAGACACTTTATAAAAGCTCTTTGAAGTTTAACTACACTGGATCACACGAGTTAGGTGCTAAGTCGACTAACCACCGAAAGTGCCAGGAAGATACGGAGTTAAACAGTTTGGTTCGATTCCAACAGAGAGCCTCTATAAAGTTTATCGCGGGATAGAGAAACGGTAACTCAAGAGTCTCATAAGCTCTAGATCCTGGTTCGATTCCAGGTCCCGCAACCATTTTTTTACAAAGGCAAAAAATGAAATTATCTGATAGTCGTGGACCTACCGTAGATACACAACAATGTGTAGAACAAGCGGGAGGCAACAGATTTGATCTTGTGCTAATCGCTACAGTAAGAGCCAGAGAATTGTCTCGTAGACACAAAACAGCAGGGCTGACTACTCAAATCAACTCTCCGGTGAGTGCTCTATTAGATGTCCAAGAAGGCAAGATAGGTCGAGAATATCTTAAAAAAGTAGAATAAATTCGGAGTGTGGCGCAGTCTGGTAGCGCACCTGGTTTGGGACCAGGGGGTCCAAGGTTCGAATCCTTGTACTCCGACCAAAGTTAGTTGATAAGTAAAGACAATGCGGGATTAGTTTAATGGCAAAACAGCAGATTTCCAATCTTCGGTCGAGAGTTCGATTCTCTCATCCCGCTCCAAGGATACCATGCAGGTAGTAGATCAAACAGAGCTTGTTCGCAAATTTAATTTTAGCAGTGTAATCACTGCTGAAGATGACGCTATGGCCTGCAAAATTATCAAGAACATTATTGCCGACGGCAATTATTTTACAAACAGTCCCAAGTTTCAAACCAAAGAAAATATTTTTTCCAGACCAGAACCCGTATGGCTGAAATACAGAATGAGTTTTATGTTCTCTGTGTTCATGTATCTAGGTCGTGAAGTCAAAGTATCAGAGATGATGGCTTGGAGTTTTATGACCAATCTTCAGAGTGCCGAAAATCGAGAAAAACTATGGCACAATCATTGGCATCCAAAAAATCCCAATAATAAAATGTTCAGCGGAATATACTATCTGCACATTCCCAGCGATGTCAAGGATCGAGACTATTGCGGCACAGAAATAGCACCCAACGGTGCAGAACAAGATGGCAAGTATTTCATCACTCCCACTCAAGGCCACTGGATCATATATCCCAGTGACACATGGCACCGTCCGGGCATTGTACAGAGCAACCAATATCGATTTGTATTGGCAGCAGACATAGAATGCTCCTATAGTTAAATGGCATAACGCATCCTTGGTAAGGATGTATTTCAAGTTCGATTCTTGGTTGGAGCACCACTTGACAACATTCAAATAAGATTGTATAATTGATATATACAAGGAGCTCTTATGGAAATTCAAGTGTTAGCGAGGAAAAGCGCCAGCAAAATGTTGGTTGAAACCTGTCTACAAGTATTTCGAAATGAACTGAAATTACAGAATAGTCGATACTCACTGATAGTGATTCCTGATAGAGGAATGAGTGTCAAAGAAGGGGTGCGAGGCAGTGTGTTTAAATTGGGGCCGACTGTGATAGGCATGAGCATAGATACCGCTCTCGATATCGAAAGGTTGATCATTGCTCTGGCACACGAAATGGTGCATGTCAAACAGTATGCTCGAGGGCAGATCAAACACGGAAAGAATCTCAACAGCAGACTGTGGATGGGGAAAAAATTCAAGGGACACTATTATGATCTGCCTTGGGAAGTGGAAGCCTTTAGTAAAGAACGAGTGTTAGCCAACAAGGTTTTTCAAATCATAGACAAGGCAGACGCTCAACTAAAATCAAAGAAAAATGTCAAAAAGTGATCTAATCGAATTAACTGGTGCTATTGAAGAAGTGTTGCCTGGCAACATGTTCAGAGTCAAGGTGGATAATCTGCCCAACATACTTGTATGCTATACCAGCGGCAAATTGAAACAGCACAAGATAAAAATTATCTTAGGCGATCGTGTTAAAATTGAAGTCAGCCCATATGATCTTACCAAAGGTCGTGTAACTTATAGATTGTAACGAATGACTAATTCTATTAGACCAGTAACTCTAGTCGATACCAGCTTCACAGGAGTATTACCCGCTGGTACTGTGGGTCGTGGTTTTATCAAACAAGAAATCTGGCAACAGACTACTTACCCTAATGGTTCTAAAGTCACCAACATTTATCACCACATTATCGAAGTCTATGACAGTCGAGCAGTTGTAACTAAACACAATCAACCAAATCAAATAGACATGATGATCTAGATGTGGAGACCTGGTAAATTCCGATTGACAAATCTCTGTGTTGATAGTATAATATATACTTAAACAGTGAAAGGGATCACATGGCCGGCAAAGCGAAATCGATTTACCTCACAGTAACTACATTGGACCACAAATCAGTTTTTCATCGCATGTTTTTCAATGCAACCGAATTTAATGCGTTTGTTAAAACTGATGAATTTAAAGCAAAGTATCCGACAACGGAATTTAAAATTATAAAAGAAACTTACTAAAAGGAGGCAGTATGCCAAGTGTATTCTTAGTAAGCGACACGCACTTTGGACACACTGGTGTATGCCGCTTCACACGTAACGATGGTGTTACAAAACTTCGCCCATGGGACTCGCCTGAGGAAATGGACGAAGCAATGGTCAAGGCGTGGAACGAACGGGTAAAACCCACTGACAAGGTATATCATCTTGGCGATGTGGTTATAAACCGCAAGGCGCTAAAAACCTTATCTCGTTTGAATGGAGACAAGGTGCTTATCCGTGGCAATCACGATATTTTCCGTGATGACGAGTATCGTGAATACTTTCGTGAATTACGTGCCTACCATGTTATGAACGGAATGATCTTAAGCCATATTCCTGTACACAGCGACAGCTTGGGCCGGTTTGGTGTTAACATCCACGGACACACTCATGCAAATCGTGTGCGTAAGGCTCGTGGTGTAGATGCAAGGACTGGAGAAGTATTATACAGCGATGAGAACGATGTGCGTTATCATTGCGTCTGTGTAGAGCAGACTCCGGACTTTGCTCCTATCTTGTTTGAAGATGTTATAAAGAACATCGAAGCAGAAGGCGGTAGCATAGGGTTTAAGAACGGAAACGGACCCACAATGTAATAAACTACGCAGTTTAATAGGGCTCTTCGGAGCCCTATTTTTTTGGCTGGCATAAATATATATGGTAGATAAATTCCAGGAGTAGAAAAATATGCCGTTACAGATTCGCAGAGGCACTGACGCTGAAAGAACAGCCATGACCCAGCCCTTGGCCGCGGGCGAGCTTATATTTGTCACAAACACCAATAGATTATGGATAGGTAATGGCACTACCCTTGGAGGTGTTGCTGTCACAGAATACACTGACGAAAACGCCAGAGATGCATCAGCAGCCATGTTTGTTACTGGCACACATAATTCAATAACATTTGCCTACGACGATGCTTTGAATAAAGTAAATGCCACTGTAGATTTATCAGATTACCAGGGCGTGATCAAAGCAGCAGCATTCAACGGGTCTGTGGTTGCCAACGACAGTAGTCTTTTGATAGACGGAAACACAGGAAAATTTAATTTATCTGGCAGTGTTAGTACCGACATTATACCAGACGCAGATGTTGTATACGATCTAGGTAGTCCAACATTTAGATTTAGAGATTTATATCTCAGCGGATCAAGTATTAAACTAGGTGCCGCAACCATTACAGCTACCGGTACAGCGGTAAATCTACCAGCAGGATCTACCATTGGTGGATCAGCGATCGGAATACCCGGCGGTGATTTAAATGTTAATATCGTGGCTGACGACAGCACGATTATTGTAAATACCACCACAGAAGTTGTAACTGCACAGGGCGGATTTGTAGGTAACGTCACAGGCAACGTTAACGGCATTGTTACTGGTACAGCTGGATCATCATTAACTGGTAACGTCATAGGTAACGTCACAGGCAACGTTAACGGCATTGTTACTGGTACAGCTGGATCATCATTAACTGGTAACGTCACAGGTAACGTTACAGGCAACGTTAACGGCATTGTTACTGGTACAGCCGGATCATCATTAATTGGTAACGTCACAGGTAATGTCGAGGGGGATATAAGAGGTTCTGTATTTGGACAAGATTCTACAATGCTTGTAGATGGAACTGGGACCGGAAAAATCGTAGGGCCTATACAAACGAATTCTATTACTATAAACAAAGATCTAGGCGAGTTTGTAATACAATCAGAAGGTGATATAAATGATTCTTATAATCTATTCCTCATTGATCTAGCTAACAATGAAGTCGACGGGTCTCCTAAATTACAACTTAGGTCTAGAGGAACTATAGATAGCCGAACTATAGTGCTATCCGGTGACACAATTGCTGCAGATTATTATCTGGGACATAACGGTACCACACATATCCCTGCGGTAATCGTTACAGCAAAAGCTAGTGGAACTGTTACTTCAGGCGGAGCTGTTCCGGGAGCTTATGAGATATCAACACTTAATAATGCCGGAACTTTAGTATCAGCGTTTAAAGTAGACCATACACAATTACTTCACGTAGCGAATAACAGTGTAGTTGCTGGTGGTGCGTCAGGACAGGTTAATCTTGGCGGCGGAGTAGTTGGTTATCTTAAAATGAATATCGGCGGAACAAATTATGCTGTTCCATATTACGGATTGAATCCTTAAAATAAAAGCCCCTGAGGGCTTTTATTTTGTAAGTGTCTCTGCAGCAAGTTCTGTAATTTTATTTTTTAACTTGCCTGATCTTCTTAAAATCCAAATGTTTGTGTATGTAGGAATAAAATCCTTTACTTGGCATTCTATTTTATAGGCCATCTTTGTTTTTTCCCAGTTTTCTAAATTATAATTCGATTCAATATATTCAAGAGGCAAATATTTAAGATTCGCAACGAATCTTTTTTGAATTTCAATTATTGTAGAATCTATATGACCAAATGATTTAGAAAAATCAATTATAAAAAGCAAAACTGTTTCAAAATTGTCATAGATCAACGCATGACTTTTACCGTTGAAATGATGCACAGGAATATCAACCAGTAACGATCCTGTATTGAATAGGTGCTTAATATTTTTTTCTACTTCTCTGTATTCATCTCCCAAGATACCAGTATCTTGTTTCAAAAAATTTAAAAATTTGATATAGAATTCTTTGTAGGGTATGCCTAATACGTGTCTACAATATTTAGAAATTATTTGACTCCACCCTTGATAATGAAAATTTTGCACAACCCAGTGAAACATATAAGCGTCAGTTAGATCATTTTTACTCATTGTATTGGTTTCACATACTAGATCGGTATATTCTGGAATGCTGCTCAAGTCATTGAAAGAGAATGGTTGATAGTTTTCGCATCTAATTGTTTTTATTCCGTACTGAAATTTTTGAGTTTGATTTAATTCAGTATTTTCCATAACATTAGCAAGATACATTTCACATTGAGTATGTTGTCCGAGCTCTAAAAGTTCAGATATTCCATCTATAAAAGTTTCTAGTGTTTCTTCAGGCAATCCCAGTATTACTTCAGTATATGTTGTAACTCCGTATTGGTGACTTAACGCATACATATTTTTTAAATCGTTACTGGCCATATTATCTCTTTTTATTGTTTTTAGAGTTTTTGTATTCATACTTTGCACACTCAATGTAACTCCTCTCCCTAGAGAACCCAAAGCCTTGGCAACTTTAAATATATGCTCGTTGCTGTTTTTTGCATAGGTAACATTTACATACTCTAAACAAGAATCTCTACTGTATTTTTCTAACATAGTAGCGATTTCTAAATCTCTTTCTTTAAATGCTCCAAAATTTGCATCAGTGATAAACAAAGTAGTGATAGGATTTTCTACCACCCATTTTATTTCATCTTGCACCCGTTCTAAATTAAAACGTTTTACCTTTCCATATGTCGTACTACCCCAGTCGCAAAATGTACAGGAATACGGACATCCCCGGTTAGTTTCTAATACGCCCTGGAAATAATCTCCGGGGGATTCAGCAATAATGTCATCAAAAAATCCAATAAGATAAGGGCTAGGAATTTCTAAATTGTCTAATCTTTTTTTCGTATATAACTCTTGAGGTATTTTATCTGCATCTATAGTTCTAAGAATTTCTAAGAAACTTTCTTCTCCCTCTCCAAACACAATAGAATCGATAAAGTTGTATTTCAAGTGGTTACTTCCTGATTGGGGACCTCCAAACACAATCCAAGTATCAGGCCACAATTCTTTAATTTTTTTTGCGATGTTTAAATTATACTGTTCATTCCAGCAGTAACAACTAAAAACACACACCGTAGGATTTTCTATTTTTTTCAATACAGAATCAATAGGGTCTCTTCTATAAATTTTTCCTTTTACTTCCCAATTTAATTTTATATCATCAAACTGTTGAGCATACGCCCAAAGACACCCAACTGAATACGGAAGCCAGTACTGCGTTTTTTCGCCAAATTTAGCGGAATAATTACATTGAAAAAAGTATATGGATTTCATTTTATTGTGTTGACCTGACAAGTGTGAAAATCAAAGTTACTTGCATTGACGGCCCAATGCTCTTCAGTATGATCGAAATACCAAACGTCACCTTTTTTCCATTTTCTAATAGAAAGATCTTCAAATTCTATATACTGACCAAATTTCCAATCTTCTAAAAATATTAAATATCTTACACAATGTTCGATAGTGGTTCCTAATTTTTGTTTTAAAGTATAAAAATGATCAAAATGTGGTGCAATGATTTGGTTAGGTCGAATGTTGATCCAACCCACAGTACCGTTAGATACACTTAGAGAAGACTGAAAGTTTTTCCATATTGGTGGTAACTGATCATCAAAACTCTGCAAGAGATGCCCATTACCAAAATTTTCGTGCCAAGATTCTCTCATTCCTGAGTAAGGTATTTGTTGCTTATAAACAAAATTTTGTAAATAGTCAGACCAAAAATCTTCTATTTGTCCATGATATCCTTTCATTGAAAGTAATCCTCTAAGGAACCTTTTCTTCTAAGGTCTAATGTGGCACAATGAAATCCTCCACTGAGTGTTCGAGCGTGTCTCATAGGCATTGGAATTACAGTAAACCCTTTTGATTCTAAAACTTTTATTAGAGATATTTGGTCTTTTCCTACTATCACAGTATTGGGATTTACACTTAATATGTTCATTCCTATATAAGGGCTGCAGGGACTCACTGAGCCAGGGCCGCTCGTTGGGACAGCGGTCTGGGCTACATCTTGGAAATAAATTTTATCCCACTTATCGAATAATTTAGGACAGTTTTCTGGAGTAACTCTAGTGCTATTCAATAAAACCAATCCAGGTCTTAACGGAATTATGGTGCTGTCCATGTGAGCGAAGCTGTATATATGCTCCGCTGCGTGAACTCTGTATCCTCTTCTTTCTAATACATTTTTTAACCATTTCATTCCTAGATGATTTCCAGTATTGCTAATTTGAAAAAGAATGTCTTTGCCTAATCGTATACAATTAGGAGCATCAAAAACTGGTTCTAAATTAAGAAGACTTGGTTTTTCTTTTATATCTATAAACTGATAGCTGTCATCTGACAATATAGGCTTTGGAGCAGCGATCCATTCGACTCCATCATTTACTGCTTCTATCATGATATCGTGATACGCACGAGTTTCAAAATATCTGGCCCTACAAGGACTTGGGGTTTCTATCATTAAATTATTGAGAGGTAACAACAAGTCTCTTGGACACCAAGTATACCATCCTGTGGTTTGCCATTCCGGAGTGCTGAATTTTTTACTATGATCAATTATTTTTGGCCGATGAACTTTGATTCCAAGAGAAGAAAGTGTATCCGATAATACTTGCATATCTTCATTGGCTTCATCTATTAACCATTGAGGATATTGTCCCTCTAGATTTTTTATTTGATCCACAGAATAATTACTATAACACATATTCATGGTACTTACATCTACAGTCGGAACTCTAGCGTTGGTTGCTATCCCAACAACTATTTCTTCTAATTGGTCCCAATGATTATTTGACGATATTAACATTTTGAAAATTTTCTTTATTTGTGCTAAATCTTAAACTGATCCACCATTGATCAGTGTTATTCCAGGCGCAGTGTGGAATCTGTGTATCAAAAACAATAGATTCCGCTTCGGCATGATTGTATATATCATTATCTACCTTGACACCAATTAAATCTGCACTCTCACTAGGAACAGTTACTCCGGTGAATACACTATACCAGTTGTTTAAATCGTAAGGTGCTCGACTCATATCATCTAGATGCAACGGAACTATAGAATTCGGGCCTATAGCTATACATTTTAACGTACTAACTCCGGGCATGGTTTGAACATATTCTCTAGTTTTGGGAAATTTTCTTTGTATTTCATCTGTAGTAATATGTGAGTGATCGTATAAAAAAATAACATATATTGAGATATTAGTTCTATCTCTTGGTAGGATTTCAGTAAGGTCGGGAGAATCATCAAAATCTAAAACATTTATTAAATGCTCACTGATGTTCTGAAAATTTTTCATCTCATCCTTAAAAATTTTTACGCATTCCGTAATCATCTGTGGTGCAGTATAACAATCTTGCGATATTGCTTTTTTCATTTAATAAAATCCTTATCAATTCTCATAATTGGTATTAGATATAAGGGTTTGTGCAGTTTTGTGCAAATCTTCAAGATTTCTAAAATCGGTGTATCGTTCTATTTCAATTAACATGATTTATAATATATTCAAGATTTACAGTCTTTATTGATTTCAATAAGTTAATAAGATCGTGTTTTTCTTTAACATTGATAAGGTCTAAATGCGTAGGATATGTTACAAAATTTATTGTCCAAGGCACATTTATTTCTTCTATGTATTGTTCTAATTCTTTCAATCCAAACCAATTATTAGTATGTACAACTGTATTTACGGAAAGATTAAATTTTGTTGTTTTAATCTGCCGAATAAATTCAACAATTTGTCCCCATTTACTTCCGCCTCGAACCTGTTCATTTAAATCTTTAAAACCATCTATACTGACAATAAACAAAACTGTTTTAAATTGTTCGAGAAGATCTATTGTATTTTTATCTAGTAAAAAAGTACCATTAGTGTTATATACAATTTCTACGTTAGATTTATCTTTTACAATATTTAGAAATTTTTGATGTCGATTAGTCATCAATGGTTCACCTCCCAAAAACAAAACTTTCTTTAACGAATTGGGAAGTTCGATGATTTCTTGAGTAGATTTAATGTGTATCGTTTTTTCCGCTCTGGGATATTTTAATTTACCCCAAGCAGAGCTGAATTCTTCATAACACCCATCACAGGTTAAATTACAGATATTGTCGAAGCCTATTTCTAAATATTCCATAGAAATTGTTTCAAAATCGTAAATCTCATTGAACTCTTGTCTAAGGCTTTTTTTTCCTATCTTCTCTTCGTGATAACATTTTTCACAACCTTTGATGGGTATGTTATCAATACTTTGTTTTCTTAGTTCATCATATTCTTTTAAAAATAATACCTGTGAAATATTCCCATCAAATTTAGCAATAGGATTTTTAAATCTACAACAAGGAAAAATCCTGTCATCGCTGCGAATATTGGTATGGTGCCAGAAAGCTGCACATTTAGATTCCATTGGCAGGATTCCTTATAAGTTGATCATAACCTTTTCGATCAAGATAATACTCTATATCTTCTGTCGAAACATAATATTCAGTTTTTAAAAAATTAAAAAATATTTCTTGATCTTTGATTTTTTCTAAAAGGAGATTATAATTATGTATGACGTCCCTCTTTATTTGATCATTAAATTCATCTTGAATGTCTAAAAAATGTTTGGTATTTTCTACAACCGCTTGAAATTTTTCCTCGTCTGATTGTATCCAGGCGTAGTCGGGTACTTTCATGTAATTTAAAAAAGTTTTAAATCCCAATTTTTCTAAATATAAAAGTTGTTCCGAGTGTCCTACCAAGATAAAAGGATGTTGATGAAGAATCGTTCTCCAGGTTTTTTCTGTAACAAAATAATGGTTATCTCTCCAATGATTTGGACCTTCTGTAATCACACTAAAACTTGTTTCAGAAAAAATCAACGGATCTAAATAAACCATATTTTTAGTCCATTCCTCATTGACTAAATCGTAAAAAATTTTATCTTCTTTTTGATTATTTTGATCTCCCAAATAACACGATGCATTTGAATATTTGTCATCTAGAGATCGGTGACAGAAATCTAAAAATTCTTGATATTGATTATCACTCCAATGAGAAAGATAATTTCTACAATATTTTTTGTCACTCTCTGTATCTGGAGGGAAAAAAGTCCATACACCTCTGTTAAACATTTTTTCTTCGTAAAATTTACTGAATAAACCAATTCGGTTAGGTCTGGCAGAATTTCCTCCTAACAATAAAAAATTTTTATTTTTTTTACTTTCATATTTCGGTATCTCGGAAAAAATGTCTCTATATCCGTTATAAGTCATTCTTAAAGTGTAATCAAAATAACAATAAGGCAATCCTATATCCCCTATTGTTTCACCGTGCCCGGATATAATTAATATCTTTTTAATATTATATTTTTCTAAAATATCTTGTATTTCTCTCATTTCCAATGAAAATTGTTCTTTACTATAGGGCAAGAACCCATCCATGAGATAAATTCCGACAATTACATTGCATCCATCTTTACTTGCTTTTTGAATTTCTTTTTCTATCAGTTGTAATTTTAGATTTTTGAATTCATCTTCCGCATAGTAATTGCAGTCTCGCAACCATTCAAAATTGATTATTGCACCTTTATCCATTTGGAATCCTTATCAAATGATCAAATCCTGTACGGTCAAAGTAATAATCGACATCCAGCGTATCAACGCCATACGCTGCCATTAAATTTTTAAGTTTTTTTAATTCGTCATCGACTGTATTTAAAAATAAGGAAAAATTATACTGAACGTCTTTTTGTATATTTTCAGAATATTTCGAATGGTTAATTAAAAAATCTTTAGTATTTTCTACTATGGCATCTAATCTTAGATTTTCATCTTCGATATATGCATAATTTTTAATTTTCATATAATTTTCAAAAGTTCTAAGTCCTAAGTTTTTCAAATATACAAATTGATCTGGGTCACCTGCAAATATAAAAGGATGGCTATGTAAGACTGTTCTCCAGGTTTTTTCTGTAACAAAATCAAAATTTCTATCCCAATAGTTTGTGCTTTCACTTATTATACTAAAAGCTGTGTCTTGAAATATTTTAGAATCCATAAAGGTTTCATTTTTACAAAATTCTGTGTGTCTTATGTCTAGCCAATTTATGTCTGTTTGATTTTGGAAATCATCTCTTTGAAATTTGTTGTATTCAGTATATCTATTGTCAACTGATCGCTGGCAATCGGTAATAAATTTTTCAAATTCCGAATCATCATAGTGATCGAGATAATCTCGACACCATTGTCTATCACCCGGTGTGGCTGGGTAAAAAAATGACCAAACAGCATTATCTAATAATTTGTTATCATAAAATTTACTCAATAGACCTATTCTATTTGGTCGGGTTGCTATTCCAGTTAGAAATAAGAATTTTTTATTGTGTTGTTGGTAAGTGGGAAGATGTGTTAAAAGATTTTTGTAACTATTATATGCAATGATAGAGTTTACATTGCAGTGATATAATTTGTAGGGCACAGTAATATTTTTAAAATTTTCCGAAGAACCGGTTACTAGTATAATTTCATCGATGCCTATTTCTTTTCTTCGAGATTCGAGAGAATGCATAAACGAAAGAAATTCTGGGGTATCTATTGGTCTTATGCCTTCCACTAACATTATTCCAATAATTAAATTAAAACCTCTACTGGCGGCTTCCTCCATTTCTTTAGATATTATTTTTAGTTTGATCGGCCAGGGATCATCTTGTATATCCCATAACAACTCAAAATTTATAATCTTGCCTTTTTTCATAATATACGTATCTTAAGTAAGGTGTGAATTTAGACACACTCTATTTGTTGGGCCGCCTCTATTATATTGATTCCAAGAATCGTCCCCAATGCCAAACAATACACACTTGCTAGGTGTTATAGCAAGATCATTACAAAGATCAAACTGTTTGTTTTGATATTTGTTATAGATATGATCAGGAGTAAATTTTGTAACTAATTGATTACCTATAAAAGACGATAATCTTGAAACATATCCTATCTTGTTATGTACAAATAAAGTATCGTCGTCATCTGTTCTTGTTAGTCTCATCCCTATTCTAAGATGAGCAACAGGAAAAGTTTTTGATAGGCTGAAAACCACATCAGTGATACAGTCGTGATTGAAATCAAATATTATATTGTTACAGACACCAAAATATGCACAATCAATTAGGACAGGAATTCCTAGTTTATCACATTGATTCAAAATATTTTTCATACCATAATGTTCGTCACCGGTATCTGAAAAAGGCAGGCTTATTATCACAGCATCGTTTTCTGATAACGGTGAATCTTCGATGTATTGCCAGTCAGGCCAACTATTTCTCCAGGCCAATCTATGATAGATATATTCTGCTTTGAAACATCTAAATCTTTTATTTTTATTTCTCATATAAAACTTGTCAAAAGATTCCGATGTTCCATTGGAAAAACAAAATTTAGTGAAAGAATCGATACCTGTGATTTGATTATTTTTTGTCGATTTAATCCAATTCACATAATTAGATAAAAAATTATTATGTACCTGATCATCATATAAAGAAGAAACTCCGTCTGTCAGACATTTTTTTAGAAAATCAATCACTTCAGGATCATTAATAGGTCCTGCGTTTTTATAAGGTAGATCGATCATTGTGGTGTTATCCTGTAAAATTTCCTAGGCAGCAGAGGATTATTTTTTAAAAAACTTACGGGACGACTGGGACACATTCCGCAATATTGTTCAGATTTTCTGTTGAAAAATTCTTCTACTTCTTCGTTAGAAGCTGTGGGTCGCAACGGTTCGTAATTTAAATATGGATCCCATTTATTAGATAATTTGTATTTTTGTTTTTGTAGTTTTAAATATGCCAACGGTGAGCATTTATAAATGTTGCCTTGATATAATTGAAAACAATCCTGCCCTGTTATACAATTGTTCCAACTCTGATTGGGATCGTTGTCAGTATAAGGTTCGATATTATTTCCGTATCCTTTGTATAATTTTGACCAGTTGGTGTAAGAATCAACAGTCTTTACATCTATATTAAATTCTCTCTTCCAATCATCGACAAGATCAAAAACTTTAGACATTTTACTTAAATAATCTTCTTGGTCACTGTGCATTGATATTACTAGTGCTGTGTTTGTTTCTTTTAATACTTTTGGAAGATTTGGGAACTTTGATAATAATACACCATTGGTTACTAACCGTATTTGACTGTCTGGCCACATCTGTCTAGTTGTTAAGACAATGTCTAGTATTTCTTTATTAAGTAACGGTTCTCCTCCTAATAGATCTATTTCTCTTGGAAGTAACCGTTGATTCCAATTTGAATACCATTCAACTAAGGTATTTTTAGATACCACTCCAGAATGCCCATGATTAGAAAAATGGGCACAGGATTCGCAGGTAAAATTACAAGAGTGAGAAATGTGCCATTCGATGTGAGGTATTGCTAATTTTGCCATATCTGTATTTAACTGAATTTTTTTATGATAATTATTAATATGATAAACTCTGATTCTCTCAATTTCTATAATGAAAATAAAAACTATACCAGCGTTTTGCCCAGTCTGCCTGATAACGTTGTAACTGATTTTGAAATTTCAAATTGGTTATTAAACGAAAGTGACTTCGGTTGGTTAGAATTGGATATTGAGATAAATCTAGATTCATGGAAACGAGAAGCTTCTCAATCTTTAAAATATCTAGTTCCACACAGAGAAGAAAATAACACAGGTTGGAATAGCTGTTGCATACACGGGATTGATATTGAAAAAACTGGTGCTTGGACAAAATACGGATATACAAAAGAAATCGACGTTCCATATCATTGGACCACACTATCGCAGGATACACCAACAATAAAATCTTTTTGGGAAAATTTTCCGTATGAATCATATAGACGAATTCGTTTTATGGAATTAGAGTCAAATAGTGCTATTACACCGCATAGTGATATGCCCGGAAAACTCCCGGGCGAAGAAAATTTCGATGCATTAGAGTTCGGAGTCCCTATCAATGTTGCTATATTACATCCTCTCGATTGTCATATGACTCTTAAAGAATACGGGTGTATTCCATGGGAAGAAGGTAAAGTTTTTATCATTAATATTAGAAATTATCACAGTGTTATAAATTTTAACAACATTTCAAGAATACATTTAATAGCTCACGGAATACCCGGGACCCGGATAAATGATTTTGTTAAATTAATTGCAAAGAGTTATAAAAAATCTTATGAAACCCAAAATAAAAATTCTTGATATCTTTTACGGCGGCCGATGTCAATTGGCGTGTGCTCAGTGCGATACAAGAAGTGATACTATAAGAAAAGGTGAATTTGATCCCACTGTTGAATCGATCAAAGAAGGTATACTATTAGCAAAAAATAATTTTGACATAGAAATTTTTAGTTTGCTAGGAGGAGAACCACTTCTTTATAAAGACAAAATTAAAGATATCTTAGAATTTATAAGAAGTATAGATAAAGAAACTTTAATATTCTTGCCAACCAACGGTGAACTAATTGGAAAAAATATAGACTTTTTATCCGAAATCCTGTCCAACTACAAAATATTATTGATGGTAAGCGATCATTTTAAATTATTCGAAAACCAAAAAAGATCCTTAGAAATAAAAAAGTCAATTAATATACTGGCTCAAAATGTTAACTTAAACATCATAGATAACAACGTGTTTTGGACAGAAATTATGCATCAACGACCCAACGACGATGGCTGGAAAAATTACTGGGAAGAAGTTAAAAATTACAAAGATGTAAATTACTCTGCTAAAGACAATAAAGTATTGTCTTCGACAGATAATACTCTGTGGTGGAATGAGAAATACGGAATTTTTTTACATGATCAGACTTCTCATTTGCAACATTATTACTACAGAGAAACTAAACCCAAACCATTCAATTCTGTAGATATCAATAAGTCATATTTCGGAAATTGTCCAAGTTGTTATTGCACCTTTATGTTAGATAAAAAACTTTATAAATGCGCAGCTCTAGGAACATTGACCCAGTTTCTCAACAAACATCAATCTCTAGATGATCCGGACTGGGCCAAATTTTTATCTTATAAAAATTTAGATTTAACAAAATGCACAGATGAAGATATAGAAAATTTTTCTGTGTCTAAATATAAACCAATTACTGAATGTTCTATGTGTCCGTCGAATTCAAATGAGATTTTTTTAAAAGAAGAAACTGTTTTACCTATAAAAATTTATAAAAAATGAATGTAGTTGAATATAACTATAATCTTTCCAATAAAATCGCATTTTGTTTTATTGATAATACTAATTGTATACAAGATAATTTTTGCAAAGAAATTATAAAAAATCAGTCTGACTATACATTATCAAATGTGCTAACAAAAAAATATGATGTATATCAATCGCTGAACGAAGATATTGTATTACAACATGTTGCAAATTTAGATTATACGCATGCCCTTGTTTTTAGCACAGGATCAGAATTTATTAATGGGCGTGAATTTTTTAACTCTTTAGAAAACTTAGTTAAAGACGATTTTTTTATCTACGGACACGTTTTAGATAGAGGCACCGCGTATTACGAACTTCATCATCAGTGTTATCTAATAAATTTAGAAATGTATCGTAAATTAAACTGCCCATTAATAGGTCAGATGGAATTAGGTGCTTCACATGCACAGACAATTCCAGTAAGAAGTTTAAATAATATACACGATAACTATACTCCCACTTGGGTTAGATCTGGTCATCAAGTCAAAGTATATGATCATAAATGCCACGGATGGAATATATTAAGTTTGGCATTCTATCATAATTTGCCTGTTAAAGTATTTGATAACAATATTAGGTATAATAAAAAACATCTTTATCCAGAATCTAAAAAAGACTTTTTACAAAATCTTAATTGGATTTATTTTCGTGAAAAGTATGCATCCGCCGAATTTATTCACAAAGAAAATACTGAAGCTAACAACAGTAATATTGATAAAAAATTTACACAATTAATTATTCCTGCTAGTGGATCACTCTATACTGACTTAATCGACGAAGGCAGAATTATCATTTATGATTATAATGATAATGCTTTAAATTATTGGAAAAATAATATTCAACGTAAAAGTAATATTACTTATGAATTTGTAAAAGCTGATTTACTTTTAGAAAATAATCTTATAAACTATATTGATGTAGAACATAATTCAACTACATTAATCAATTTATCGAATATTTTTTGCTATGAAGGCACCGCATGTTTGTCGCCGCTGTATTACAGAGTATACAAGGAAAATGAAATCATTAATGCGCTAAAAGAAAAAGTTCCAGAATGTACAATTAATTTTAATATTAGAGCCGCAGGTGGATTTATAGAAAATTTAAAAACATCAGGCATTAGTAAAGATTTTGAAATTACTGATATAGGAACTTTAAAGAAACCGTCCTGGCATTATAACTTAGACTGGGTTTAATTTTGTAGTTTTTTGAATTCTTTTATTAAAAAAACTTTACTTTCTGCTCTAGTTACCTTAGAAGTATACTTTTCAATATATTGTTTTAACAGCGGATTAAAATCTGCCATGTCTTCAGATCTAATTTCATCAAGTTGTTGGGAATAGTTTATAAAATGTTGAAAATAGTCATTGCCCTCTGAATTAAGATACTCAGTAATACTATTGTTATTGATATATTTAGAGACTAGTTTTTTATATTCTAATGGAGTATTTTTAATAGATAAAAACACTGGATATTGTACTAGTTGAAATGTTTTAGAAAATCTAGGAAAATATTCTTTAATGTAATTATCTAATAAATCAAGCTGGTTTACATTATAAATGCTTACTGCTGTATGCACATTCATTGATGTTTTTTTATCTTTTCTTAAATCAATTAGATTATCGTAAAACTTTAAATTCTGTTCTATTGTATCCCAGTTAGAACCGCTTCTAATGTAATTGTTATAATGTCCAAACCCATCTATACTAATATTTAAACTTAACTCTTTACAACTTAATAAACTGTCTAATACAGCGTCAGTTGGTTCTACAGTTCCGTTTGTACTTAGCTGTATAGAAAGATTTTCTAAAATTCCTTTATTCTTTAATAGTTTAAAAAAATCTTTAGTTCCAGGACTGTACATTGGTTCGCCACCAAGAACTTCTATTTCAACTAAGCTATCTAACTCGAGATCTTTATATAGAGTATTTTTAATGTATTTTTTCTTAGAAAAAGATTCCCCATAAATTTTTATTTCATCCTCGTGCCAGGTATGACTATTAGGTGATCCACAACTTCTGCATTTTATGTTACAGATGTTATCCATAACTAATTCTAATTTTTTTATTGTGGTGTCAGTAGTAAATTCATATTTGTTAAGGCCGCTTTGCCGCATTGACGAAATGCCTATTTCTTCTTCGGCGTAGCATTGGCACCCTTCTACTCGTTCGCCGTTTAACATTTTTCTACGCATTTCTTGCATTACAGAACCTTGTCTTACGTCATTAATTGGAATAATATTTTGAAACAAGGTAGATTTCATAAACTGTCCGCAGGGCAGAACTGTGTTATCTGCTTGCAGACTAGAACTTATAAAAGGATACACACAGTATGTTTTAGATATCATATTCTGTAATTTGTAAAACAAGTCGAGGTATATGACCTATATTTGCTGCGCCATGTAAATCTGTAGAACTAGTGTAAGCATATACATCACCTTTTTTGTAATTAGTAATCATTTCATCCTTGTATACAAATATGTGTCCGGGATGATAATCCTGCAACGGGATCCAATAACGAGAACAATTAGTATCATGTGTATGAGGATCGGTGTGCATGGGCATGTATTGCCCTGGTAATAGTTTAGTGATCCACCAGTGTAATTGACCGGTTGTCCAAGGAGGAGAGATATCTATATTTAAATCGCGTTCTTCATAGACCCACCAATTAACTGCATTTAAATCATAGCCTGCTTCTTTATATGTTTTGTATTCAGTTGCTTCAACCGCAGTTGATGCCGGCCAGTCGCGGGGCCTTGCCTGTCCTGTCCTAGTTAACACCAAGTGTTCCCATAGCGGATTTACCCAATGTTTGTAATTACCTATGTGCCGCATTTTAGTTTATCCATTTGCTCAATAAAAAAGATTTTACTATCTATTAATTCTCTAGGATAGTTTTTTATAAATTCAGATAACAATGGATTACTATCTTTTAAACTTTCTTTTCTTAATAAATCTAACTTGACATGAAAATTTAAAAAATGGTTAAAATAATCCTGCTCATTTAATATTAATTCGTATAAAACATCTTTATAGTTATCCCCAAAATTTTCAACAATCGGAATTAAAATTTCTTTATACGGTTGGGGAAGATTTCTAATTGATAGTTGAGGTGGCCAATATAAGTTTCTATGTGTAAGCGCATATTCGGGATAATTTGTTTGAAAGTAGTCTTCCATATCTTTAAGAAGATTTACATTGTATAAACTAACAGTAGTATGTATGACCAAACTTGTAGATTTTTCTTGTCTTAGAGTCTTTAGATTTCTAAAGAAATTTAAATTTTTCTCACATTCTTCAAACGTTGCGCCACTTCTAAAATAAGAATTTAAGTGCCCAATACCGTCTATGCTAAATTGTAAACTTAAATTTTTACATGTTAAAATTAGATCATATACCGCAGGAGAAGGTTTAACAGTTGCATTAGTATTAATTGTTAAACATATATTTTTTGCCGTTTGTGTCGATAATAGTTTTTCCGCAAACGAGTTAAACTTTTTACTTAAAAACGGTTCGCCTCCACTAACTCCGACATACTCCAATCCTGAAATATCTATATTAGTATTATTTTCAACATATTTTGAACCAAAAATAGTGTGACTGTATATTTCTTTTTCATCTGAAAACCAAAGATGACTGCTCGACGAAGCACATCCTCTACATTTTAAGTTACATATATTGTCAAAACTAACATCTAATACTCTACTTTCAACAGTATCTACAACCCCATATTGTTCCAATGCCTGTAGCCGTCTAGATTTAATACCAGATTCTTCTGCTAAGTAACATTGTTTACAACCGGCTACTTTTTCTCCTTTACTCATTTTTTCTCGAGCATTTAAAAATACAGGACTATGTCCGATATTTTCTGCACTGTCAACCGGGTCTCCAATACCGTACCATTCACAACAAGGTTGAATGCTAGTAGGTAAAATGTTTCTGCCAATCCAGGCTAGTGGGCAATATGTATTAGACATTAATAATTCTCTAAATGATCTATTCCAATTTGTTTACGGAATTCTTGTGTAAACTTACAGTCAATTCTAAGTCCGTATTCTTGTTCTAGGCTAGATTCCCCACCGTGCCAGTCTTGATCGTTCCACATAGCAGCATGGCTATTAATATAGTGTTTGTCTTGTGTGTCGGGATCCCATATATAGAAACCTCGCTTGGTGCGATATCTTATATGTATGAATTCGTTATTATGCGGAGTATAGTAATCATTTTCAAACACACCGTTTTTAGCATCTAGGTCTCGATGTTCAAATGCTTTGCCGTTATGATCGCAAAGAAAAAATATAACACGCCCTATGCGATCTATTATACCTTGTTCTTGTAGATTTTCTACCCACTGAACAACACCGGGAAAGAAGTTGCTTTCCTCAGTCTTTTGTCTTTCAGCATTGCGTTCATTCCAGTCGCCTTCGTTCCATAGAAAATAATAGGTATAAGGATCGTTAGCACCTAATACACTTTTAAGATAACGTGTGAATAAATTGCGTTGTTTGTAGTCTTTAAAATCTGTAGGATATATTTCTTGACCTTGAATTTTAATGGGATGATCATTCGACAAGGCAAGATATTCTTCATGTGCTTTGTATATCGGTTTCCAGTTCCACTGATAACTGCCTCGACTTTGATCAAAGCCTGGAGCCATCCATGTGCCTTCTTTGGCATAATCCCTTGCTAAAGCAAAACCTTTACAGATTTCTGGATGTAACTCTGTAAACCCTTTTACATCCAAAAATGGATCTAAATTAATGTAAGGCTTGCCGCCAATTCCTCTAATCATGTTAATACTTAGCTGATAAGTATTTGTATGACTGCAGAATATGAATACTATTATAACGATGTTCCAGGAAAAGGCCTTTGCCGAAATAACCTAATTTATACCAGCTTAATTAGCAAAGATAAAAAAACATTTTGTCAATGGTACCACAACGATACTGATTATCATAAAGGTCAGAATCAAGTAGTAGACCCTAGTCTAATGAATGAAAAATGGTTGCGCGAAGTAAATTTTATTACTCAAATGCGTAATATATTTCCGCACCTAGTTCCCAACATTATTAATATAGATTTAGAAAAAAGAAAACTCTATCTTGAAATAGATGGTGATGACTTTTGGCAACAATCTGATCCTATTAAACAAGACTACGATAGTGTACTGCCCAATTGGCGAGAACAGATGTTAGAAATATTTAAAGCACACAAAGCATTAGGTATCTACAAATACAGTCTACATCCCAGTAGTTATTTTGTTGTCAACGGTCAACTTAAAAGTATCAATTATTTTTTCTGTTATCGTGATCACGATCCTGCTATTAGTTTACGTAGCGTAATGAGCCATATCAGTGAAGATAGGCAAGCAGATCTATTTCCTAAAATGTCTGCTATGGGAATAGACGTGGATAAGCCGACTCCCTTTAAAGACATACAACTGTTAGCATTTGAAAGTTTTAAAACAAACTTCCCTTCTGATTTTATGGACGAGTGTAAAAAACTTTATGTATAATATTGTAGATTGGTCTTCTGATCTAGATCTTTCCGAGTTTTATAAAGAAGCAAAAGAAAAAGGGTTCGAAAACAATTCCAGTCAAAAATCCATGATAGATTGTTTTCACAATGAAAAATCCTGGAAAGCATGGATACTGTATCAGGACAATAAAGCCATCGGTAGTGTAGTAGCTCACTCATTTGATGATGTCATGGGGCCTGATAGTTATAGGGTGTTAGCACGTACCTGCACGTTTGGTGCGGCAAGACCACACGGTGGATTAATAACTCCCCAACGTCTAATTGCAGAACATCAAAATCTAACTGACCAATTTTTATTACCTGCCTGTATAGCATGGGTCGGAGAAGAAAACATATATGCCACATCTAATGACAGCAAGGTAGCGAGTCAAAGGCTAGTACACAGATATTATTTTCCCACATTAGAAAAGATAGGCATAGTGGAACGTGTTAAAGAAGTTCATTACAGGTACACAGATCAAACTGTGTGGAAAATATACGGAGATAGATTTTTAGAGAATCTAGAACGTTATCCTAGATGGATCTAAATCGGGATTAATTCTTTTTAATTCAGACATGACCTGCGGAGTTAGTTTCCATCTAAACTCGATCTGTCTAATAGAGGGCTTTTGTGCCCAGAAGATAATTGTATCAACAATGTCGGCCTTGGACGTAGTGTAGTCACTAACAAAGGCTGTTGGGTCGTTTTCTTCTACTGTTGTACCTTCTATAAATCCTAAATCTAAATGTAGCAGTGGAATACCGTTGGGATTTAAACTAATAAGTCTACAGGCTTCCGCTAGTGCTTGTTTATCGTGTACATACTGTGTAGGAATAAGTTCTGGATAGAATCTACTAACACTGCCCATAACAACCATCATGTCTACTTTGTCTTTAAGTGCTTCAACTAATTTTAATTGCTGACTGTCTCTGTAAGCATTATTAATAAACAGTTCACAGCCTGTAGATTCTTCTACAATCTTATCAAAGTCTTTATCTATATCATATCCATTGCTACGGCTCATTCCCACAATTTCTCTACAACTTATTTCTTTAAACTTGTCGTAAATTGCTTTACCAACACCGCTTGTGTGACCGGTTACAATAATTTTTTTATCCACGATTTGGACCGCCTATTGCTCTAAAAGATATAATATTAACCAACGGGTTTGCTAGCCAATACTCAATAGCGTCAATTACAACTTGCGAATCGTTGTAAGCAGTGCTAGATAGCTTTAATAACAATATGTTAGGAAGGTTAAGCTCTAACACACGTTCTTCTAATTTTGTTTTTTGTGCGGTGTAGTCTGGCATTTCTACATCGGGAAAATCTGTAACTATACTGCCCATGACAATCATCTTGCCAACACTCGCATAAAGTTGGTTAAGTATATCCATTTGTATGCCGTAGGCATTGTTGATAAACAAATCACATCCAACCGCGGCACTCATGTCTGATCCTCTATTAAAGGCCGTTACATGATAGCCCTTATTGACAAAGTGGTCATGTAGTGCTTGGCCGAGGCCGCGAGTAGTTCCAGTAATTCCAACTTTAAACATAGATAACTTTAAACTTATTAGAAATAATTGCGTCAAGTTGTCCTTGGACATCTTCTGCTATACTAAAGGATACAACCGTATCTTTGTAAACAAAGTTGTCAAGAGCGCCTTCTTGATTCTTACGATTCAGCCACGGGCTAATAATATTGTCAAACTGATAACGATAGTCAAACTGTTCGTATGCTGGAGTAATTTCAACGTTGATTAAATTTTTGTGGTGGCTACGTTTTAACGGTTCGCGAACTACAAGTTGTTTACGTGGTACACTACCGTAATTACTAGCAGTATGTATTTTATTAGCAAACATATAACACCAATGATTGTCTACACGTTGTTTATACATTTTTTGATTATCTAAATCTATCAAATATGACTGCTCGCCCGACAAGTTTAAATGCCAACGATTATCAATGTCAGCGTGGGACATGTAACTTTGATTGGGATCAAGTGTAATAACACGAGCTTCTCCAATTGTGTAAGGTAAAGTAGATAGTAGTTCTTCCCACGCTGTACCTTTAAACTCATCTTTGATTTGCCAACTGTCATAGAAGAAGTCACCGGTTGGAGTATTCAAGGCAGTGCGACTACCTTCAATTGGGCACTCTGATAATGCTTGTTCTATTAGTCCTTTTGGGCATTGCCACATGGTTATGTTAATCATGAAATATTTATGTGCTAGTATAACTCGTGTAAATATATCCATGTTCAAGGTACCCTTCAATCCAAAATGGAAAAACATTGCCATTGCCGTTAGTGGCGGTGCCGATAGCGCATTACTTGCCTATATGGTTTGCCAAAAAGCCAAAGAACATAATATAACTATACATATCATTAATCATATACGTTGCTGGAAAACCAAACCTTGGCAACAAGACAATGCAGATACTGTGTGTAAATGGTTATTTCAAAATTTCTATCATACAACATTTAAACGGCATATTAACTTTATTGCGCCCGATTTAGAGTACGGCAATGTAGGACCAAACTTAACCGACGAGTATGGTAAGCAAGTGAGCGGTGACAACATTCAAGCAAGAGCTTACGCAGAGTATATTTGTAAGAAATATAACATAGATGCGTTTTACAACGGAGTAACCCGTAACCCAAGATTAGCACAATTCAATGGTATGAGTGAACGTGACATTGACCCTACAGAGGACAACAAGCATTTGGCAGAAATGGAACACATGGGCTTTATGGTTTATCATCCATTCCGCTTCACAGACAAGTCAGAAATTGTTAAAATGTATAGTGAGCTTGGCCTCACGGATCTGTTTGAAATTACCCGCAGTTGTGAAGGCGAGATAGTAGGCATTGATTATAAAAACTATATACCGGGTCAATACGTTCCAGTTTGTAACGAATGCTTTTGGTGTAAAGAAAGACAATGGGCAATATCATGTCAAGACTTATAACATTCGGTTGTTCATTTACCCTTGGATTAGCATTAGATGATCCGTCTAGTCAATCATGGCCGGCAGTGTTAGGAAAATTAACTGGCAGAACAACTATTAATAACGGAGATCCGGGTAGTAGTAATCTAGAGATACTATCCCGTATCTTGTCGTTTAGGTTTAAGAAAGATGACTTGGTTGTAGTGGGTTGGACCTATTCTCATAGAGATGTAATTTTTAATATAGTAGAAAAGAACAAAAAAATAGGACCGTGGCAGGACGACGAATTGTTTAAGAAATGGTCTGAGGTTCATTCTAATTACGACAACAATGTTAGGTCAGGTATCTATATTAATCATGCAGAATTATATATTAATAGTTTAGGACTCCGTTATTATCCTTTTTGGGCTCCACCGAAACCGGAGATGTTGATAGATCGAGTAATTGATGTCACCATTGGCGAATACTTTGGTAGTATTCCCAAATTTATCAATAATGCGTTACGTGATAACATTTTGAATACAGAAGATTTAGCGTCCGACAATAACCATCCCGGCCCAATAGCACATAGCATTGCGGCCAAAAAACTTTACAATATTATCAATGCAAAGTAAAACATTTTGTATGCACCCTTTTACAGGGTTAGCAACACGCGAAGACGGAGCCGTCAAAGTCTGTTGTCGTAGTGCGCCGGTTGGGTTCATACAAAATAATACACTAGAAGAAATATGGAATAATGAAACCATGCAACTTGTTCGCAAACAAGTCTTATGCGGAGAACGGCCTGAGGTTTGTAAACCTTGCTTTGACTTAGAAGACCAGGGTGTAGAAAGTTTGCGCCAACGTCATATTAACGGAGTTATTCCAGAAGCACGTATTAACTTATATCCCGATACACCGCTACAAGAAATTATGCCGTTTGAATTTCCTACAATGGAGATTAAACTTAACAACTTGTGTAACTTGAAGTGTCGCATGTGTAATCCGTTAGATAGCACTAACTGGAAAGACTGGGACAAAGTAACTCCGTTCTATAAGAAAGAAAATAATTTCCTAGTACACACTATTACAGAGCTTGTAGACAATCCCGGAAAGTATATCGGAGAGTTTGACGATAGCGACAACTGGTGGACCAGTTTTGAAAAACTTCTACCTCATTTTAGACGAGTAGAGTTTGCAGGTGGAGAGCCTCTAATGGATCCTCAACATTATAAAATTTTAGACATGTTAAAGCCTTATGGTGCTAACATTGAATTAAAATACGCCACAAATGGCACAACGCTAGGAATTAGCAAAGGAAGGACTATACATGACTACTGGCCATATTTTAGAAGCATTGCCGTTAATGTCAGCCTTGATGGCATTCACGATGTTTACAATTACATTCGCGGTAACAGCGACTTTAATCAAGTTGAAGCAAACATTAAAGAAATAAAAAAAATTCCTAACGTGAGTCGTGTAGTTGGGGCATTTACAGCACAAGCTGGCAACATACTACAAGCCGCAGAATGTATTGATTATTTTATTAACACCATGGACATTATATTTTATAGCCACCGTGTTAGTTATCCCAACTGTCTGTCAGCACAAGTGTTACCACAAGAATTAAAAGCACTAGCAATTACAAAACTTCTAGCAGTTAAGTCACAAGTAGATACATGGAGCGCAGTTAAAAAGAACCCGCTGTTAGGCACAGTTACGCATCAACAAATACAAGATAACATTAACTATCTACAAGCAAAGGATCAAAATAATTTGTGGCAAGACTTTTTAGATTTTAATTTTGCATTAGACTCTACTCGCAATCAAGATTTGTTAGCAGTTATACCAGAATTTAAACAGTATGTATAAAATAACCAGTTCTTGGCCGCATCAAGATCAAATAAAAGTTGAATGGAATTTAGGCAAACGTTGCAACTACGACTGTACATATTGCCCTTCAAGCATACATGATAATTTTAGTTCGCATACAGATATTAACATCCTAGAAACAACTGTTGATAAACTATGCGAAATTGGAAAACCGTTACGTATTAGTTTAACAGGTGGCGAACCTTGTGTGCATCCCGATATAGAAGATCTACTAGACTACTTTAAACGCAAGGATATATTCTGGGTCAACTTAACAACCAACGGAACTCGATCTGCTAACTGGTATTTGCAAAACGAAATGTATTTTAATCACCTAGTGTTTAGTCTGCATTTTGAATATGACTGGCAGCGTGTGATGAGAACAATTAACGAGTTCTATGACAAAACTCAAACAGACTTTTTTGTTAACATAATGGCTCACTACGATCATATGGACAGTGTTCGCAAAGTAGTCAAAGAGTTCCGAGAAAAAGGGATTAGATTTGCTGTGCGTAGAATACGCTGGACTGAGGGCGATCATAATGTGTTTGACGATATGCGGTATGATGGTAACGACTTAGAATGGATTCTCTCACAGAATGCCACGGCAAAGGCTAACTGTAGAATAGACGATGTAGAAATTATGCATGCCAACGACGTAATAAAATTGCATCTAAACAAATTCAAGGGCTGGACTTGCAACGCAGGCATAGAAAGCCTAATGATAAATTGGGACGGCGATGTGCACCGAGCGACTTGTAGAGTCGGTGGTAGTCTTGGTAACATATATGCAGGTACATTTTCAATACCTATAAACCCTATTATATGCGATAGGAATTACTGCACCTGCGCAGCAGACATTCCGTTAACAAAGATAAAACAATGATAAAAACAACAGCAATTAAATTAAAAAATCCCACACCATTTATTGTAACCTGGGAAATGTTACGCAGATGTAATTACGACTGTTCTTACTGTGAAAGTACACGTCATAACAACTATAGTCCGTATCCTAGCTTTGAAGAATTAAAAACTACTTTTGATTTTATCAAGAGCTATGCAGATCTGTACAATTCAAAAAGACTATATGGTGATATAACCAGCATAGATTTTACCGGTGGCGAACCTACCGCCAATCCTAATTTTTGGCCATTGATAGAATATATAAAAACACAAGGAAATTTTGCGTTAGGGTTGACTACTAACGGCTCTTGGGGGCCTCAATTTACTAAAAGAATTTTAGATAATTTTGTTCACGTTACTGTTAGTTGGCATAGTGAAGCTGATCAGAAATTAAAAGATAGAAGCATTAAAAATATTATAGGCCTGCATGATGCCGGGATGAGTGTTCAGGCAAATGTAATGCTACATTGCGACTATTTTGACGAGGCGGTTGAAGTATGTAATCTACTCAAATCTAAAGGAATTTCACGACTGAATCCTGTGCCAATCGGAGATGGAAATATTGTTCGAAAGGGATGGTTTCAAGATGCCGACGGCAATCAACGTAGAACAAGCCACGAATACACAGAAGAACAACAGAACTGGTTCTTTGAATGGATGGGGCAACCTCGTAGTGCATCTACATCTGCCGAGGGTACAAACGTAGGTCGTGCATGTTGTGGTAGCAGATGCACACAGGGTAAAGTTGAAGATGAATGGCAAGATATCAAATTAGTGAACAACTGGTTTAAAGACTGGTATTGCACAGTTAACTGGTTTTTTATGCATGTTGAGCAGCATACAGGCAATGTGTTCCATCATCAAACATGTCAGGCAACACACACAGGCCGGGGTCCTATTGGAAATTTGCGAGATACTGAAACTATTATCTCGCAAGTTAAAGATATGTTATCTAAACCGGTAACGCCAATTATTTGCCCTAACCAAAGATGCGGATGTGGTATGTGTGTGCCTAAAGCCAAAGAGTTCACAGACTTTGAAGACCTGTGGAAAGCAACAACTATAATTCCTATATATGAAAAATAAAACTATAATGCTTAAAATAGATAGCGGGCATGATTTAGCTAATCTTAAAGTTAAACAAAAAAATTTACAAGGCAAATTTTGTAATAAACCTTTTGAAACGTTGTCTATTAGGGACGATGGTAGTTGTTGGATGTGCTGCACAAGCTGGTTGCCTTATAGTATTGGTAATTTAAATGAACAATCGTTTGAAGAAATATGGCACGGGGAAGTAGCAACTATAATTCGTGAGTCTATACTAGATGGAAGTTTTAGGTATTGTAATCATACAGTGTGCGGCGACATATCTGACAATCGATTACCCAACATAGAAGATACACCTAAGCCAGCAGAATTTCCAACACATATTATGTTTGAGAACGATGCTAGTTGTAATTTAACTTGTCCTAGTTGTCGCACTGAAAAGATATACGATTACGAAGGTGTTGATTACGAACGTAAACTAGAATTACACTACAAAATTATTAATGCTGTATTTGACAAACCGCATGACAAACATATTACACTAGATATCACTGGCAGTGGTGATCCGTTTGGTTCTAAGATATTCCGAGACTTTTTAGTTAACTTTGATCCAACACCTTGGCCCAATTTAATATTAG